TTTGAAACAGCAGACGTTCTAATGAGTGCAAATGAAAAAGAGTTAGACCTATTACTACAACAACAAGCTGCAGCAGAAAATGCGCAAAGGGAACTTATAGCACTAATTAAAAAAAGAGGTGAAGATTTCCCAAAAGAGCTTGAAAAAGCAGAACAACGCCTAATAGACATACAAGACTTCTATGATCAAGCCGAAATAGACTTAATAAAAAAGCAAAACGACGAAAAGGAAAAACTAGCGAACATTCATAACGAGTTTATGAAGTCAGATCAGCAGAAGGAACTTGAAGCACTCAAAATAAAGCACGATGCAATTATGGCAGCAGCTGTTGCAGCCGGTGAAGTAACTAAAGAACTAGAAGAAAAACTAGGTGCAGAACGCCAAGCGATCATTGACAAGTATGCAGCAGCAGAGGTTGCAGCAAAGAAGGCAGCAAGGGACGAAATAGAGAAGGGTATTTTTGCTTCATTAGCAGCAATTAATCAAGGTCAAGCTAATGCTCAAATGGACGACCTAAACAGACAAAAACAAGCTCTGTTAGCAAACGCTAAAACAAACGATGAACGCGCCAAAATAGAGCAAAGGTTTGCAAAGAAGGCAGCTGCAATTCAAGCAAAGGAAGCAGAAAATTCTAGAAAGTTAGCAATAGCACAAGTGCTACTAGACAAAGGACGAGCAATAGCGTCAGCGATCGCAGCAGCACAGGCAGCAGCAGCAGCAGCAGGTCCAGCAGCACCGGTTCTTAGTCCGTTACTGACAGCGCAATTAGTAGGTATTGTGCTTGGTGGATTTGCTTCGATCAAAGGCATAATGAATCAAGCCGGTGAATCTATGCCGGACGCCGGTGCATTTGATACCGGTGGTGGTGGTGTTGGTGGTGGTGATACCGGTGGGCGTGGCAATGCGCAACTTGCCTTGACACCTGACGTAGCAGGTTTCCTATCCGGTGGTGGTGACGATATTGTTACAGTACGATCTTACGTCTTACAGAACGACATAGCTGATTCAGGTGCTTTAGCTAATGAACTACAAACACAAGCAGAGTTAGGAGGATAAATAAACATAAATCAATAACGTATTTTATAAGATATGAGAAAGAAAGTAGAACTTCTGATAGATGAAGATGAGCCAATTAGTGGCATTGAAGCAGTAAGTCTAGTTAGATTTCCTGCCATAGAAACAGACTTTGTATATCTGTCAAGCAAAGCAGACAAGAAAATGACGTTTGCAGTAGATGAAGAAAAGCAAATGTTAGTCGGTCCTGCGTTGATACCTGACAAGTTGATTATGCGCTTAGATGAGAACGATGAGGAGTATGACGTATATTTTTCTCAAGATACTGTTGCTCAAGCTATGGAGTTATTTATGCGTGAAGCACGTACTAACGAGCATACACTAGAACACCAATCTAAAATTGACGGCGTGACAGTTGTAGAATCTTGGTTAGTAGAAGACACTAAAAAAGACAAGAGTTCATTGTATGGGTTTAACCTGCCTGTTGGTACTTGGATGCTGAGCGTCAAAGTAAACAACAAAGACATTTGGCAGAAAGTAAAAAATAGGGAGGTACGTGGATTTAGTATTGAAGGTTATTTTACAGATCGTTTGGTTGAAATGGCTAAAGGAACGCTATGTAAGAATTGCCCTGAGGACAAAGAAATAATTGACAAGCTAAAGTCTATATTATTAGAAGAAATAAAGCCAACAGACGTATTGAACGGACAGCCGTTATTCAAGAAGTCAGAAGAAGCTCAATTGTGGGGAGAAGTGTTTAACAACACACAAGGTTATAAGACAATTAACCTAAATGGACAGATGCTATTCGCAGCAAATGATAACTAAAATAAACACCTTGTAATAACTTATATATATCATTGTTAAACCTTTATAATGTAATGAATACAATCGAAAAAATCCGTGACGTACTAGGTCTGCCAAAGACTAAAATGTACGCAGAAGCTCGTCTTGACGATGGGCGTGTAGTCGTTACCGAAGCCGAGTCTATGGACGTAGGCGTTGAAGTACGTGTTCTTGACGATAGTGGAGAAGCAAGCGTAATTGACGCCGGTACATACACACTTGAGGACGGAACGGAAATTGTTGTCAATGAAGAATCTCGTCTAGTATCTCTTGGTAAAGACAAAGAAGAATACGAAGAAGAAGACGACGTTGACGTAGAAGTAGAGCTTGAGCATACGCCAGACCACAAAGAAGAAGAAGAAATGGAAGATGAAGAAGAAGAAGTGGAAATGAACGTAGAGAAAGTTCGTGACGCTTTAAATGCAGGCTTCCCTGATCTTGGTGAAGATACAATTGCAGCTATCGCTGAGCTTGTAGGTCAAATCTATTCTAACGATGAAGAAGTTGTAGAAGTAGAAGCGTCTGCAGAAACTGACGACAAAGAAGAATTAGCATCAGTTATCGGTGAAGCTATCGAGAAAATTGACGCTAGACTAAAAGCATTAGAGGACGCACCTGCGTCTGAGGGTGTTTCACATTCTCCAAACAAATTCTCTGCACAGCACAAGCAGGAAATAAACACAGATAAATTAACCGGTGTAGAACGTGCGCTACACATTATTAATTCTCATAAATAAATTATCCAAATGAGTAACTTAAAGAAATACGATTTCGATATTACTGTAACGGACAACACTTATGCCGGTGAATTGGCGTTGCCTTACGTTACAGCTGCAATTTTAGGTGCAGAAACTATATCAAAAGGACGTTGCCGTCTTATGGAAGGAATCCAATCTAAGGCAGTAATTTCTAACTTAACAACAACTGATACTATCCAAGCAGGTGGTACTTCAAATTGTGCATTTAATGACGGTGCAGACCTTACTCTTACTGAGCAGGTTGTAACGCTCAACGATCTTAAAGTACAAGAAGAAATTTGTAGAGCTTCTATTTTTGGTTCTTGGATTTCTGCACAAGGTGCTATGCAACGTAACGGCGACATACCTGTAGAGTTCACTGACTTCCTTATGAGCGCAGTAGCGTTACGTACAGGTAACAGTTTAGAGTCTTTACTATGGGCAGCTGATTCAGGTTCTGTATGGGGACTAGGTTGGCTATCTAACGACGGCGTAATTGACAACGATGGTATTGACGCTTCTGCTATGAAGGACTTCGTAGAAGCACAAGTTGGTGCTACAGCTTGGGATGCAACTAATATCCTTAGCAAAATGGACGCAACGTTTGATGCTGCAGCAGGAATACCGGGTATTTTGTTAAAGCCGGGTTGTGGATTCTATATGTCATACGAAGCGTATGCGTTCTTCTTACAAGCTCAAGCACAGCAGAACACAGGCGCAGGATATAACCAAGATTTGTCAGCTTCAACGTACTTAGGTTATCCTGTTTACCCAACAGCAGGTATCCCTAACACAGTTGACGTAATGGTATTCACTTACCCTGAAAACCTTGTTGTTGCTGCTAACAGCTACACACCTGACACACAGGCTCGTTTAATCCCAACTTACGCATACGATGGATCTGACAACGTTAGAGTTTCTATGCAGTTCGCAGTTGGTTGTAACGTAGCAGTACCTGGTGACGGTGTTGTTTGTTTCAACTTTTCTTAATCCTTAAAACCACAATAATATGGCTTGTAACATAACAGCAGCGAGAGGCATTGATTGCCGTGACGCAATTGGTGGTTTAAAAGCCATCTACATTTGTCGTTCATATTGTTCAGACATTCTCAAAGAAGCAACAGTAACAGCTTCATCATACACTATCACAACAGCAGGATTTGCTAGTTGGGATATTGTTGACTCAGGATCTGTTACAGTCTTTAAGTATGACTTAGTTACTGACCTTTCTAACTTCACGACTGCTATCGAAGCAGACAAAGCAACAGGATCGGTTATGTACAATCAGACTCTGAACGTTGTTCTACATAAAGTGGTGGCAGCTGATTTATTTCAGCTAGGACTAATCGCAAAGAATCGTGCGCAAATCTTCGTACAAGATAGCAACGACAATGTTTTCCTTATGGGAATCAATGACGGCTGCTACCTAACAGGTGGTGACACGATTGCAACGGGTACAAATCGTTCAGATATGAACGGCTTGACTTTGAACTTCACAGCGAAGGAACAAGATCCGTTGTACATACTTCCTGCTTCTGCAGGAGTAGCTACGGCTAAATATCCGTTTGATGGATTGACAGACGAAGCAGACCTAACTATTACAGCAGTTTAATCTGTTGACTAGATAAAAGAAAGGGAGGGTGGCAATACGCCGTCCTCCTTTTTTTATTATAAACGATTTAGAGATTCTTATATATTTAATTGATGCTACAGATAAGGAACGCAAATAATACGTCAGGTCAAGACGTTATGAATTACTTACGAGTAACAGCACCTGACCTGCAGAGTATTGCACAAGCAAGTGTTAAATACTTAGTCAAGCTAACTTCTCAAAGTAGTCAGAATAGTTTGTACTTTATACCTTTCTCTGTAAACACAGACAATTTGCCTAGATATATTAGACTTAATGTTCAAGTAGTTGATAAAGATGCAACTGCTAATCCAACAGGAGGTATTATTAAATTCTATGACGATGCAGGTAAATTAGACACATACCCTATGGGATTCTACACATACGAGATTTACGAGCAAACAAGTTCTAGCAACTTAGATCCTACATTAGCAACTGCTAAACTAGAAGAAGGATTAGCGTATGTGCGTGATTACTCAGGCAATATGGAAGAATTACCTGACGGCTATAAAGAATATAACGAGAATCTTACACAATACGTATATCCATAATGAACAAAGAGAACTTTAGCGTAATCAATTACACAGATTCAGAGATACCTGTATTTGAAGAAAAGCAAGGACAGCTATACGTAAGCTACGGACACGACGACTTATACGGAGAGTATCTGCGTGACCTGTTCTTAGCTAGTTCTACTAATGGTGCAATAATAAACGGCGTTGCAGATATGATATACGGAGGTGGCTTAGACGCTACTGATCGTGACGACAATGACGGCAAGCGTGAACAATGGTTGCGTCTGCAAGATTTGTTAAGAATGAGTGATGAGCATTTATTGCAAATGATAGCATTTGATATTAAGCTATACGGAATGGCTTATGTGAATGTTATATGGAATAAGGCACGTACAAGAATAGCTTGTCTTAAACATTTACCTGTCCACACTATGCGAAGTGGCGTAGCAGACAGCGAAGGTAATGTTAGTGAGTTCTACTACAAACCGGATTGGCGTGAAAAGAGAATTAAAGAAAAGGTTATACCGAAGTTTAGTTTAGAGAACAGAACAGCAGCGTCAACGTGCTTTCAGATTAGACGTTATACGCCTTCATATCACTACTACTCTCTACCTGATTATGCAGGTGCAACAAACTACATTGAGTTAGATCGTGAGATAAGCGAGTTTCATTTACAAAATATAAGACGTGGCTTCTTCCCTTCTATGTTGCTTAGCTTTAAGAATGGCGTACCAACGCAAGAAGAACGCCGTAGAATAGAACAAAAAGTAATACAGAAATTTACAGGTGCAGACAATGCAGGTCGCATTCTAATTACGTTTAATGATGGTGACGAAACAGCACCGGAGTTTTCACCAATACAACAGAACGGAGCAGATGGTATGTATGAGTACCTGTCAAAGCTAGTAAGTGAGAAGATTTTAACAGGACACAGAGTAACAAGTCCATTATTATTTGGTGTTAGATCTGAGGGTGGTGGCTTCGGTAACAATGCTGACGAGTTGCGTGACTCATACTCTTTATTTAACAACACAGTAGTTTCACCACTACAAGACATTATACTAGATGCATTAGGTATGCTGTTTAGTATAAATGACATAGAATTAGACTTGTTCTTTATTACAGCTAAACCTGCTGACTTCTTAGACCTTGATGTTATTGACACGCTTGACGAAGGAGAGCAAGAAAAAGAAGGTGTTGAAACAGAAGAAGTAGAACAACCTGAAACAGAAGTTGTAGTAGAAGAAGAAACAACAATGCCGGATATAACAGTAGACAAAGAAGCGTCTTATAATGGTGCGCAAATATCGTCAGCACTAGACATTATTGTTAAGGTAGGTGAAGGACTGTTAACGTCAGAACAAGCAATTGTATTCTTAATACAAATGTTACAATTCGATCCTTCAGTAGCTAAGGCACTATTCACAGAGGGTGCAGATGCAACAGTAGAGATTGAAGAATTTAAGAAAGCAAAGGGTAAAAAAAAAAGAAATGTATTTGCTGAATCAATTAGCGACTATCCGAAAGGCGTAAAGAATAATGCTAAGAAAGTTCTTGAATGGGTAGAGAAAAATGGTTGGGGATCTTGTGGCACAGCCGTAGGTAAACAACGTGCTAATCAACTTGCTAAAGGAGAGCCTATAAGCATTGAAACAGTGCAACGTATGTTTAACTACCTGACAAGACACAAAAAGGATTTACAAGCGTCTAAAAGCTACTCAGACGGCTGCGGTATGTTAATGTATGATGCGTGGGGAGGTAAAGCCGGATTGCGTTGGGCAAAGTCTAAACTTGAATCACTTGACCTTAGTATGTCAGAAACGCAAGAGTGTTTCAAAGCAGAAGCAGGTGAGTTCTTAATTGAGCTAGGTAAAGATGAGTCAGAAGAACTAAAAGGTTACTCATTAATTGATGCAAGAAAAGTTGACTACGACAGAGAAGAACACTTTGACAAAATGTGGTCTTTTGCTACACCTAAAGTACCAAGTGGTAAGCCACAAGCGTCAAGCGACCAAGACACAGACCTAATAAAAATACGCTATGCATATATGCCTAAAAAACTAGGTATAAACGGCAACGAGTCAAGAGCTTTCTGTACTAAAATGGTAAATGCAGGAAACAGAGTATGGCGTAAAGAAGATATACTATTTGCATCAGATCGTGCTGTGAATCCTGGTTGGGGTGCAGGTGGTAGCGACTATTACAATATATGGTTCTACAAAGGTGGTGGATCTTGCCAACACTTTTGGGAGCGCAGAACGTACTTGAAGAAGAACAATAAGCGTATAAGCGTTAACGAAGCTAGGAGGATTATACAAAAAAATCAAGACAAGCGACTACCAACAAACGATCCTAGAGTTGCACAGCGTCCACGTGATCAAGCAAATCGTGGTTTTGTGAATCCCGAAATAGCAAGAAGAATTAAAACACCTAAAAACTAAACTATGGCACAAGCATTATTTGTATCAGCTAACAGACTGAAAAGAGATACAGCAATAGGTGGCTCAGTAGATGACGACCTAATTAGACCTTACGTTTATATGGCACAGCAACGTTGGATATTGCCGGTGCTTGGTACTGACCTATACAATAAGCTGTCTAACGATATAGACGGTGGAAGTGTTACAGGCGTATATAAGACGTTGTTAGAGGACTACGTTATACCGGCTACTGTGCAGTATGCCTTTGTGCAATTAGTGCCGTTCTTGCGTCTTAGATTCGTTAATAACGCTGTTGTGGTTATGGACTCTGAACAGAGTACGGCAGCAACGTATGACGATTTAAAGCCACTAATGGATCAAGCGTTAGATATGGCGCAATTTTACAGGCAGAGAATTATAGACTATTTGTGTGACAACATTAGTAGCTATCCTGAGTATTCAAGCAACACCGGATCTGACCTATCACCAACAAGCAATAACTATACACAAGGACTAAATGTAGATGACGTTTATATGGATAAGCGTTATGCAGCTTTCCTTGCAGGTGCTAATATCAAATGTTAAAGAAGAAGCGTGGCAAGTACAAGCCAACTAAAATAAACGAACAGAAACTAAAAAAGTATATCAATGGCAAATCAGAAAGTAAGCGACTTGACAGCACTAGCAGAACCACCTGCGAGTGACGACGTATTGTATGTAGTTGACACTTCGGCAACTGCCAGTAAAAAAGTTCAAAACAAATACCTTATTCAGACGGATAAAATAAGTCTGAACAATACGCAAATAACGGCTTTAGGTAGTGGTGGTACAGCCGGAGAATTTCAAGTCTTAGTTGCTGCACCTGGCTCTGGCTATATGGTTGTGCCGTTAACTGTTACTTTTATTTCTACTGGTGCAGGAAGTACAGAAAGCTCGAACTTTAATTTGTACATTGGTTATGACGTAGATCAAACCTCTAACTATTGGGCGTTTTGGTCAAGATTTAACGGAACACTTGCAAGTGGAAATGTTAAGTCGCTAACCGGCGTCGGTACGCCACAAACTAGAACTTCGAATGCAGCAACTATTGACAACTTAGCTTTGTCAGTCTGGTCTAGTGGAACTTTCAACGGGGGTTGGTCAATGGACGTTTATATCACATATCAAATAGTAAAGCTATAATGGATATTACACAATACGAAATGGTTGCTCTTGCGGTAGGATTGCTTGGAACAGTCTTTAAGTTTCAGCGTGATTACACTATTCTGACAGCTAGAGTAGTTGCCCTTGAAAAGCACGAGAACGAAGTAAAAGAATTGCTAAGAAACTTGTGCGAGGGTATGCAAGAAATCAAAATATTATTAGCTGAAAAAGGTATTAAATGAGAGAAATTAAAGAAGTAATTTTACATTGCACAGATACTCCTGCAGAAAGAGAGTTAAGCGTAAAAGAGATACGCAATTGGCACGTCAAAGGCAACGGGTGGGCAGACATTGGTTATCATTTTGTTATTCACCAGGACGGCGTTGTAGAACGTGGTCGTCATATTGACAAGGTAGGTGCGCACACTTGGGGACAGAACTACGGATCAATAGGTGTAGCGTATGTCGGAGGTGCAGTAAAGAAGTCTAAAAAGTCGCTTGACAAAAAGAAAGCGAAAGACAAAGTAACATTTGAGCCAAAAGACACTATGACTAAAGAACAAGAACAAGCGTTTAGAGATCTTGTTAAGTTCTTAGAAGTTTGTTTTGGTGAACTAAAAGTAAGAGGACATAACGACTACAATAAAGACAAGGCGTGTCCGTCTTTCAATATGCGTGACAAATTCGGTGACTTAGTAAATAGATAAATTATGAATCCTAAATTATGAACTTTATTACAGAAAATTGGGTGGAGCTTTCTCTTGCCTTGATTGCTTTCTGCAGCACTTGGACTGCACTAACAGCAACTAAAAAAGACGACGAGATACTTGACATTATTAAACGAGTATTTAACGCTATTGTTTTAGGCAAGAACACTTGCGCTAAAGATTGCAAAGAGCAATGCAAAAACAAATAGCAAACCTTCTTGGCAAGTTAGATTTGACTGAGATCTTTCGTGACAAGGGTGGGCTACGTAAGTGGTCTGCAAAAAGAACAATAGGTGGTGTTATTGTAACATACGCCTTAACTACAATGAACGGCGAAATAACTTGGGGTGGTGTTGTGCTATGCCTTATAGGTGTTATGCCGTTATGCTTATCATTTCTTGAAGGAAACAAGACCTAGACTAAAAGGTAACAAGCTGAAAGCGTTTCAGCACCTTACTAAAAAGGAACGGCGAGTCCTCGTAATTGGGGACTTGCACGAACCTTTTTGTCTTAAAGGTTACTTAGAGTTCTGTCAAGAAACGTACGCAAAATGGAATTGCAATCAAGTTATCTTTATTGGCGACATAATAGACAATCATTACTCAAGCTATCACGAGTCTGATCCTAATGGACTTGGTGGTGGTGAAGAACTAAAGATAGCTATTAAGCGTGTACAGAAATGGCATAAAGCATTTCCGAAAGCTGACGTATGTATTGGTAATCACGATCGAATAATAATGCGCAAAGCATTTAGTAGTGCAATACCAAGAGAATGGATAAAGTCATACAATGAGGTGTTAGGTACTACCTGGAATTGGGTAGAGCGTGTTGTGTATGATGAGGTGCAATATATACACGGTGAAGGTGGCACAGCTCGTACTAAAGCAAAGAACGATATGCAAAGCAGCGTACAAGGACACATACATACTCAGGCATATACTGAGTGGTTAGTAGGTCGCAACTTCCGAGTGTTTGGTATGCAGGTTGGCTGTGGTATTGATTGGGAAAGCTATGCAGCAGCATACGCTAGACACTACAAAAAACAAGCAATAGGTTGTGGTGTTGTTATAGGAGGACACACAGCAATTAATTGTTTGATGCCACTAGGAAAGACAAAGAAGAAAACAGAATACGTATTATAGACGAATCCCAACTACGAAATGACGGCGCAGTTGGGACTCTTAAAGGATATTATGCAAACAAATCAATACCTTTGTTGCCGCAATATATAACTATTTTCTACAGAATCAAGAATTTCTTTGCACAATTCTTCAGGTACTTTGCTGCGCTCGTAATTATTTTTAAGACCTTGTGTGCCTGTTCTTGAACCACGTGGCGCAGCTTCGTGACACGGCATACCGTTTTTGCACATAGGTCTAGGTTTCCAAACGTCTAATACTGCGCTCGTCCAAATGTCAGTTGGCTTCATACGACTATCTCCGTATTGGCAATAAGTTACAGTACGTCTAAAGTATCCATTAGTTTCAAGTCTTTGCATAAAATCCATCTTCCTCAATAGTCCACGAGGATTCTCAATAAAGAAGTAATGTGGTTTGAAATACTCTATTATATCTATGGCTTTCAAAACATATTTGATGCCTTGAATGCAAGCGTCTGTTTTTGGTTGTTTGTCTTTAGTCCAATGATGCGAACACGAAGCAATTGAAAATGTAGTACAAGGTGGACTTGCCCAAATAACGTCAGGTTTAAAAGGCACTTTGTTTACGTCAAAATCAAGAATGTCTGTTACGTAGTCAATGTTATCGAAATCTTTGTAATCAGTTGTAAACGTTTGATGGTTTCGTTCTTTGGCTACCTTGCTAAATGAACAAGATCCTGCAAATAGTTCTAGAATTTTCATAGTATTAGATTTGTTTGCAGCAAATTTATAACAATTATTTTACATTATTGCATAATTTTATTTTTGTTTTTATATAAATTTATTTGCTTTATAGGATTTAGTATTCTAAATTAGCCGTATGTTAAACAAATCAAAACCCATAATGGACACTCTTACCGAAACACAACCACCAAGTTCACACGCTTCAATAAGCCAAATGTGCTTAGACGAGTTAGAATATAGGCTGCATAGCTTAGAAGGTTACTCAACACAGGACGTAACAAGTTCTAATGACGCTTGCTATTCGTTGCAAGTATGGATAACAAAAGAACTGTCAGTCTTTATATACGTTCCGAATTGTGAAATCGCTACGGAGGAAGAAGACTTTGACACCTATGTTGTGCAAAACGAAGAATTAGAATACGTTTACGAAGCTAACACAATCCGAGAAATTGTTGAATACCTTAACTTTTTAACTAAGTAAAAACCCAAAGGGGCGCAAGTGCGCCCTTTTTTAATGACATACAAAATGACTTTAGACGAATTAATTAAAGACGCTGAGTGGAATATACAATACCACCAAAAGCGACTCAAGGAAGAGCAAACAAAGCTAGACGCATACTACATAGCACGTGATGCAAAAGCTGACAATCCATACAGCAATGAAAAGTAGTATTAGAGAAGAATTATCGGAGTACATAACCGAACACGCAACTGATTTGGATTTGTATATGACAGATGAAGTCGATTTGCACCACAGGTTATTTAATGAAGATTATTATATAATAGGTTATTATCAAGCTGAACAATGGCTAGAACGTCACGGCTTGTCTGTGTTCTCTGCCATTAGTATATGCAATGATTATGAGCAATGTCATTTTGGAGAAATAAATACTTCATTTGATAACGCTGAAAAGCTAGTCAATAACTTGGTTTATTGGTATGGCTATGATTTAGTTAACGAATTGTACGAATCATTAAAAGAAATGCAAGATGGACATTAAAAAAACAACATACCCTGAGCAACGATTCTCTAGCCACAAGGAGTGGCGAGATTGGTTGACAAAACAAGAGTTTGACGCAACAGCTAAATTCGAAGCTGACTTTATGCGTATTTGGTCTGACTTTAAGCAATCAATAGTTGCTGCAAGAACAAAGAAATTATGACTGTATATCCAAACTACTTTTGTATTGTAGTCCATCTTCCCGGTTTCTCTAAAACATTCTACACTTCATATTGGAAAGAAGCTGATACTAAGAAACAGCTTGAAGAATATCTTGACGAGTTATCAGATATGGGTTACGTAATTGGCGACGTTTTAACACAAGAAGAAGCAAGACTAAAATATGAGCAACGAAATAAATGACTACTTCGGCTATTCTTTCGAACAAGTAAAAGGTGAAAGTTTAGACCTTTACGGCTGCGTATTGACAGCACCCGGACTAACTGCTGAGGATCTTCACAAGACATACGAAAAGCGTATAACTTTATTATGTAATGGAAGGTATTATGGATTTGCAGGAATTGTTTCTGCAATAACTTTTGTTCTGAAAAAAGAAAAGCAGAACAAAATTACAGACATAACTTGGTGGGGTGATTCGGAAGCGTTGAATTTTAAGAAACTATTATTTGCGCTCACTGGTGCAGACGTTGACGACATATTGTGGTCGAAGAAAGACAACGAAGTTTGGAAGACAAGACTAGCTAAAAAACAATACCTTTCAAGGTCGTCAGGCGTAACGTTATCACGCTCAATTAACAAATATAAAATTATATGTAAACCTTTAATTTATTAAAAATGCAATACAAACGCAGCAAAATTAAATCAATCCAAGCTAATGGAACTTGGGAAACTAGGGACGGTAAAACTATGTATCAGTCCGAAGTAGAATTAGAAGATGGAACAACAGGTGAAGTTAACGCAACAACACCTGACCGTTGGAACGTTGGTGACGAAGTTGACTATGAAGTCAAAGACGGCAAGTATGGTAACAAATTAAAGCTGTCTAAACCACGTGACGGATTTAGTTGGGCAAACAATTCTGACAGCTCAAGCAATAGTGTAACACGTTTCGAGAATCGTGATGAACGCAGACAGCATTTAATTATGAATCAATGGGCAATTAAAACAGCAATAGAAACTGAAATGAATTTATCACCACCGGATAAATTTGAATTGCGTAATGCAATAGCAGTAGCGAAGTTGTTGAAGCAGTACGCTCTTGATTTAGAAAACGTAGATTGCAGTCTGCAAGCAGAGCAACCTGTTGAAATGCCTTTTTAACTATGAATTCAGAAGAATTTGAATGCTACCTAATCAACATATTGGATAGCGATGAATTAACAGATAATGAAAAAGTAGAGCTAATTAGACAACAATTTTGATTATGAATAGAAAATCAGATCTACACGAGTTCATAGGCAAGCACTATGGCACTCAGGCAAGAATGGCTAGAGATTTAGGTATAACACCTGCTACAATACGTGGGTGGATTACAAAGAATCCTAGAGGTATCTTAAAACATACGCCTGAGATTGTAAAAGATAAGAACGTTACGGCTTCACAAATAGTTTGGGAAGTTATGGCGCACGAAGAAGCGTTACAATCGTAATGGACTACTTTGCTTTTAGTAAAGAAGATGCAGAACAATACGGAGTGGAAGCAGCAGTAATGCTGCACCACATCCGGTATTGGGTAGCAAAGAATGAAGCTAATGACAAGAACTTTTTTGAAGAAAAGTATTGGACGTTTAACAGCACTACAGCGTTTTCAAAGTTGTTTCCGTTTTGGTCTGCAAGAAAGATCGGACGACTACTGACAAAGCTAGAAGAAGATGGTGCTATAATTAGCAGTCGTTTTAATAAGCAGAAGTACGACAGGACTAAATGGTACACTTTGGGAAATGCAATTACCAAAATTGGTATAACGCATTCGTCAGATTTGGTAAATGGTATGACCGGATTCGAGCAACCTATACCAAATAACAAACAGAGTACAACTACAATTGATAACATTATATATCCATTTGACACTATTGAATTTAAAGAACGCTGGAAATTATGGAAGCAGTATAAGAAAGAACAGCATAAATTTAACTACAAATCTAAAGTGTCAGAACAAGCTGCACTAAAACGACTATCAGAACTATCTAATCAAGATGAAGCAACAGCAAAAGAACTTATCAATTACGCAATTGCGCAAGGGTGGAAAGGATTCTATAAGCCAAACAAGACAAGAGGAACTAAAAACTTCGACGCTGAAAAGTTTAGCAGTTATATCGAGTCGCTCTAAAATGACACCGGCTCAGGCTTGGGAATATGGCACAAACGTACAGACAGCATATAAGTATTGCAAGAAAGAAACGTTTGTTGCGCTTACGGCAATGTTAAAAAGCACGTTAGATTATCTTGACTACAACAAGACGATACGTGAAACAGAACATATAATAGAAGCAGTAGAATATTTAATAGAATGGTTTCCTGCTATGAAGCTCGAAGAATGGCGTTGTATAATGATGAACTTTAAGACCGGTAAGTACGGCGTTCAATATGAACGTCTTATGTTGCCTGAAATAGTAGAAGCGTTTAAGCAATTCGAAGGTGAAAGAGCAGAGCGTATGGAAAGACATATACAACGCAATAAAGATATTGAGCAACCTGAGTTCTCAGACGAGCAGCGTGACATATTCAAACGACTAATTAAGGATCTTAATTTGCCGGAAGATGATACTGACGACAAAGGACGTTGGAAGTTTATACAATACCCTAGCTATGACGGAAGCACAGACGATACAATGGCTGAACAGCCGGAAGAATAGTACTGCTAAACTAAGATTAGTTAACGATCCTTACAGCACATACGATGCTGAGGACTCTGAGCGCATAGTAGAAATTAAGAATAGGAATAAATACTATGCTGAAAAAACAATTGAGTGTTCTAAGTTATTTGCAAACTATCAGAAGTCACAACTAAAAAATAAGACTTTTTTATATGTAGTCATTGACACAAAAGGTTTGTACGTATTTAATATATCTGACATTATAGGAATGATTACTGTACAGCCACCGGTAGCTATACAAATGCCAAGAACAACAGCGTTTAAAAAGAAAAGAAAAATAATAAAGTACGTCTATAATCTAGCAGAAAAACTTTGTTGTTATTATGCTGCAAGAATAGACGAATGACAATAGCTTATATTAGTCTTTATGGAAGGACTAATAATTGCTATAATATTAATTGCGTTCGTAGATATAGGCGTTGAGTATTATCTGTATCAAGGTGTAAGAGTTAACGAGTGTATTATTGCTGCACTAGCTTTATTATACTTATGCCTGTAAAAAGATCGACACTAGTTAAAAAGCTAGACAAAGTATTCAGTCAATACATACGCTTGAAAGACGCAGACCATAGAGGTATGGTAGAGTGTTACACTTGTGGTGCAGTAAAGAATTGGCGTGAGGTAGATGCAGGACACTTTCAGTCACGTGGCAAGTATATGACAAGGTGGAACGAGCAAAACGTAAAGCCACAATGCAAACGTTGTAACGGCTTCCGATCAGGTGAGCAATATATTTTCGGTCTAAACTTAGACAAAGAATATGGTGACGGCACAGCACAAGACCTGGTGTATATGAGCAATCAGTCAGCTAGGTTTACTAACGACTACCTGTTAGAAAAAATAAAACACTACGAAAAATTAGTAAAAAAACTTTTGTAGCATTGAGTGTGGTACAGAAGTACATACGAGAAAACTACGAATCAATAGTTGAGATTGCTAAGGTTATAACACAAGGACGCAAGCCTGACTATGAAGATCTTGCGCACGAAGTTATACTGAGTGTACTTACCGGCAACAGAGATAAAATGAACTTGTTGGTAAAAAAGAATCAGATGCGGTATTGGATAATACGACTCTGCATTAATAACTACAGATCAAACACTAGCCGTTATCACTATAAATACAGGAAGCCAAATGAACGACATCTAAAAGCTAAAGAGCATTTGAATTATATAAAGAAGCTCGATGAAGTGCAAGAAAAAAAGTGGAATGAAGTATTGCTTAACTTTATAGAAGAAAAGCTACAAGACGTAGATTGGTTTGAAAAGAATTGTTTTGCTATATATTACGGTGACAAACATTCGCTCAATAGTATGGCAAAAGAAACAGGTATTAGTCGCAACACATTGTATCGTGCTATAAGTGACGTAAGAAATTACATAAAGAATGAAATCAAAAAGCAAAGGTTTAGGAGATACAATAGCTAAAGTAACGAAGGCAACAGGAGTAGAGAAGATAGTTAAAACTTTCTTCGGTGACGACTGTGGTTGCGATAAGCGACAAGAACGTTTGAATAAAATGTTTCCGTATCGTACAATAAACGATATGACGCAACAACAAATAAAGTTCTTCCAGGACGTATTACAACCTGCATACAGACACGGTGTTTTAGGAAAAGAAAACAGGAAAGAGTTTTATGCTTTATACGAATCAGTATTTCAAAAAAAAATGAAACAAACAAGCTGTTCTTCCTGCAATAAAAATATGTATGTAGAACTACTAAAAGTTTACGAAGCAAGTTGTAATAAAAATATAGACGATGGCACACAGAAAAGCTAAAAAGCATTTAATGCAATGTGATGATTTCATATTAATCTCACGACACAAAAACGTACTACAAATAGACGTAGCTAATAACAATAGTCCGAACATAATTGCTGATTTGGCTGTTGCTAATAAACACTTTGAAACATTATTAAGAGAAATTGTAAGAGTATTAGACAATGAAAACGAAAGCAAAACTAACACCGATCAACCAAGTGAAGGTGGATCAGAACAATCCGAGAACGCTGAGCAAGGAACAATTCAAGAAGCTGAAACAATCAATTGAGAACTTCCCTGAAATGTTAGAGGTGCGACCTTTAGTTGTAGCTGACGGCGTAGTAGTTGGTGGTAATATGCGACTACGTGCGCTGCAAGATCTCGGATATAAAGAAGTACCTGTTATAGACGTAACAGAATGGACTCAGGCACAGCGTGATGAGTTTATGATTAAAGACAACGTATCATTTGGTGATTGGGATTGGGACGTATTAGCTAATGAGTGGGAGGTAGATCAACTTAAAGATTGGGGACTATACGTACCGAAGTGGGACACGACAGAGTTTAACAGCGAAATCGAGGACACAGGCGAGTACGACTATCCGGAAGAAGTACACACACAAGCAGGTGTTAGAATGGTGCAGTTGTTTTTAGATACTACTACTGAGCCAAACATAAAGGAATGGGAATTAGCATTGCGTGAGTCTTACGGCACAGATAATTTAACAGACACTATCTACCAAGCTGTTAAAGAAGCATATTACAATAAGTATGGCTAAGCAACTATACATAAAACCTAGACTTACAGACGATCAAGCCAAACAGCTGAGTGGTGAGTTGCTGTCTGATAAAGACTACAATAAGCTAATTACGTATGACGCTGACGTATATTGTGAAGAAACAGGAAGTTGCATAGCTAAGTTTCGCAAGAAGATTATACCAAGCAATATAGCAGAAACAGCATACGAGAATTTAAAGACAGCAGCTAAGCCGACAAACAATAGAGGTGGATCGTTAGGTGAAAAAGACGACAAAGGTAATAGCACTATGTATCGTATTAAAAAAGACGGCACACAGTCTAAAACAAACAGCAGTATGACAGCAGCGAATAGTGGTATTATAGGTTACTTCGATAGGAACGCTCGTTTTCCATATTGCAGACAAACGTCATTTAATATAAATGAGTTTAGCAAGTTTAAAAAAGCATACCCTATCATTAAGTTAGTCGATACTAAGTACGCTGAGTTGATGCCTGAGCATTACGCTAGACAGCGCAAACAAGCAGACGCAACTTCGCAAGACTTTGTTATACATAACACAGCTTTTACTACGGTAACCGTCAACAAGAATTGGCAGACAGCTGTACACACAGACAAAGGGGACTTTGCTGACGGCTTCGGCAACTTAGTTGTGTTGCGAAAAGGTCGCTACACAGGTGGTTATTTTGTGCTACCAAAATGGGGCGTAGCATTTGATATGCAGAATTGCGACCTATTATTGACTGACGTACACCAATGGCACGGCAATACACCGATAACTAAAATAGACGACAACGCAACAAGGGTTAGTTTAGTTATGTATTACAGAGAACAAATGATACATTGTGGTTCAGCTGAGGAAGAAGTTGACAGAGCGAAGCACAGAAAACCTGGTGATAAGTTAGTGTGATGTGTGGTGTTGTTGGATTCAGTTGTGACAATCCTAGTGAAGAACACTACGATTTATTAGCAAAGCTAATTTGCGAAAGCGCAATACGTGGCTTGCATAGTTTCGGAATATCGTACACTAATCCTACATTCGGAATAGTGACTAAAAAAAACCACGACTTGATTGCTCTAAATATACCGAAAGTAAATAAGCTCATCTTTCATAATAGATATTCTACAAGTGGTGACTACAAAGATCACAAGAACAATCAACCCATTACAGATGGCAAAATAGCACTAGCATTTAACGGCGTGATAGATATGCGCACAAAAGAAGAAATGGAAACAGCTTACGGAATACAAATGAGGACTGAGAACGATGGTGAAATTGTATTGCAGACGTGTGGCTCAGATAAAGAAAAGCTAAAGTCATTCGTAGAGAATACCACAGGATCGTTTGCAGGACTTATTTTAACGGCTTCTAACGAGCTTTTAGCAATTCGCAATACTAACAGACCATTGTGGACTTGCGAGTACAAAGACGGCGTTTATTTTGCTTCAACTAAAGATATATTCAAAAGAGCAGACTCTACGCTGAATCCGGTAGAGGTAAAACCTTATACAATTTATGAAAGTTAGAAAAGCAAATAAAGACGATGCTGACTTCATAAAGAAGATTCACAAGCAATACCCACAAGAATTAGGTAGCTTCAATTTGTTTTGGGCGTGGGACGATTATATCTCAGGGAAGAATAACACTAAGTATCTAATAATAGACAATGCAGGGTTTATGAGATACGGATATTCTAAAAAATATAACGCTTATGTCTTATACGAAATAGGTGTTGATGCTGACAGCAAACAAAAAGGCGTTGGCAAAGCGTTATTCAAAAGACTTCCTAGACCTTTAATGCTCAAATGCAATAAAGACAACACACCTGGTAATGCGTTCTATGAGCGAATGGGTATGACGAAAGCCGGAAGCACACAAACAAAGAAAGGTGTAGCACAGAATATATGGTGGACTACATAACATATCATATTCAATCCTCAGAAGCTAAGGACATAGATCCTAGCAACGATGCTTTGCGCTATGTGGCAGACAGATTTGAATTGAATATAGAGCAGCGTTATTGGTTAGCGTTTTTATTTGGCACGTGCTACTCAGCTACAAATGTATATTATATATACAATGAGTTTCCGGACTACGAGAACGTGGACGTAAATAGATTACGCAGGTGGTGGGATAGCCACAAACACCAAACGCTATTTCAGACAGACAGACTCAGAGTAAAGACGCAAGACAAATTTGTAGAAACGTTTGAGAGTTATAGGAACTTAATGAACGGACGCACACAAGCTGACTATTTTGCTTCCCTAAAACAACCAACAAGACAAAACACCTATGACAATTGCTTCCAGGATCTTTCACAAATAAGAAACTTCGGAAGATTCACAATGTTCATATACCTGGAAATGGTTAACGTACTAACCGGATATGACTTCGAACCTACAATACTAGACCTAAAGAATGCAGAGAGCTGTCGTAATGGTCTAGTGTACTACTTAAACAGACCGGAGTTAGACACACACGGCAAAAAGAAAACAATAAGCAAACGTGCTATTCAGTACCTACAATATGAGTTCAGCGAATTAAAAAACCTTATACAAAGCTCAGACGTAGAACACAAGAACATTTGGAACATAGAAACTACGCTATGCGCATACAAGAAATACAGACTAGGCAAAAGATATGTAGGGTATTATATTGAACGTATGAGGAAGGAGATTGAGAAAATGGAAACGCTAGTACCATACGGCGTTGATTGGTCTGTCCTTTGGCAATTTAGAAAAGAAACATACGACAAGAAATGGCTAACAGAATAATAGCAATAGGTGGTGAACCTGCTACTGGCAAGACTTCGCTAATGCGCACACTAATTAAACGCTTAACAATAGCTGAGAATATGCCGTTGCGTACATTTAAGTATAGTCTTATTCAGGGACTTTATTCTAAACAAGATAAGCTATACATAATAGGGATATATGACGAGTCGTTATTTAGTGGTACAGACAAATTATCAATGGCAGTACAACCTGTCTTTCTAGACTTTACTAATGCGCTAGAAGATTCGACTATTATATTTGAAGGTGACAGACTATTCAATCAGAGTCTATTCAACGAGCGCAAGTGTGACATAATCATACTTCAAGCAGACGACATAACAAAAAAGCTCAGGCACAAAGATCGTCAAGACAATCAGACTGACAAGTTCTTAAAAGCTAAAAAGACAAAGATTGAGAACATAAAAGAAAACAACAATACCAAAATACTATCGAACAACAATGACGTTGAGAGAGAAGCTAATTTGAGTTACATAATGCATTTGATAAATGAACAAAACCGAACACCATAAAAAGGCATTACTTGATGCTCTTGAGAAATCACTAGGCGTAGTTACGACTGCGTGTAAGACAGCTAACGTAGGAAGGACTACTTACTATGACTGGCTTAAAACAGACGAGGACTTTAAGCAACAGGTAGAAAGCATACAGGACATAGCACTTGACTTCGCAGAAAGTCAGTTGCACAAACAGATAGGTGACGGCAGTACAGCTGCAACAATCTTCTACCTTAAAACAAAAGGCAAGAACAGAGGGTATGTTGAACGTCAAGAAATAGACCTAACAGAAGCAAAGCCGTTCACGTGGTTCGATAACGATTGAAGCAACCGACTACATACTATCAAGCTAAAAAATCAATAGCTAAGATTCAAGTACATCAAGGAGGTACAAGATCTGGAAAGACGTATTCAATATGTCAGGTGCTTATTGAGTTATGCTACTTAAATAAGAATGCCGGTATAATTATTACAATTGTGCGTAAGACGTTTCCTGCATTGCGTTCTTCTGTTATGCGTGACTTCTTCGAAATACTTAGCAAAGGAGGCAATTATAGACCGGAACTACACAACAAGAGTTCAGCAACGTATAAGCTGTTTGGTAATCTCATAGAGTTTATTAGCGCAGATCAACCACAAAAACTACGTGGACGTAAGCGACATATACTATACATAAACGAAGCAAATGAGCTGAGCCTGGAAGACTTTAGGCAGCTAATACTTAGAACAACAACCAGGACTATAATAGACTACAATCCTGCTGACGAATACCATTGGATATACGATCACGTACTAGAGCGTAATGACGTTGAGTTTTTTAAGACTACATACAAAGACAACCCATTCTTAGAGCAAAGCGTAATAGATGAAATAGAACGATTCAAAGAAACAGATGAGAACTATTGGCGTATATACGGACTAGGTGAGCGAGGTGTAAACGTTTCAGCTATCTTCCCACAATGGCAAGTAGCAGATAACCTACCTGAGAATGCGAAGCTAGTAGCATACGGAATGGATTGGGGATTCACAAACGATCCGACTGCGCTTGTATCTGTATGGCGTGTAGATTACTCTTTGTATATTAGAGAACACCTATACAAAACAGGTATGACTAATCAAGATATTAGCAACGAATTAGATGCTATGCAATTAGATCGTACACCAATCATTTGCGACTCAGCTGAGCCAAAGTCAATAGAAGAATTACACAGATTAGGACACAACGTTAAACCTGCTAAGAAAGGTCCAGACTCAATACGTCTAGGAATAGACATAATGAAACGACACAAATTATATATACTAGCAGACAGTACAAACGCACAAAAAGAATTTAGAAATTACAGGTGGGAAACAGACAAGAACGGCGTTAACCTAAGCAAACCAAAAGACGCTAACAATCACATAGTTGATGCGGTTCGCTATGTCTGTATAAACAGAATCGGAACACCTTACTCAGGCAAATACTACATATCGTGAAATTAAACGTACCAAATTCATTAGAAGATATATCTGTTGCACAATACAGAAAGTTAGCTAACATAGATTTGACACAAGACGAAACAAAGTGGCTAAAAGAAACAATTAGTGTATTGTGTAACCTTGACGAAAAGGTCGTGAATAAGCTATCACTAAAAGAGCTACAAAAGATAGGCACAGTAATAAACAAGATTACTGACGCTGACACAAACGACCAGGAGTTAGTAAAGAAGATTGATTACAAAGGGAAACGTTATGGATTTCACCCAAACCTATCTAAGCTGACAGTTGGTGAGTTTGCTGATTTAGAAACATATTGTGCAGCAGGTTTCTTTGAACACATAAACGAGATTATTAGCATACTATATAGACCGATAAAACAAGAACACAAAGACTTCTATCAAATAGAAGAATATACAGGTGAGGTGTTTCCAGACTATTGGGACGACTTAAAAATGAACGTTGTGTTAGGCGCAACCAATTTTTTTTTATCTATAGGCGAAACGTTAACAACAGATTTGCTCAGCTCTTTACGTCAGGAGAAGGAGGAGAAGACATAATTGCTAAGAAGTGGGGTTGGTATGTTATTATACATACGCTTGCCGGTGGAGATCCGTTGAAGATAACAGCAGCTACCGAAATTGAGATAGAATCGGCGTTTACATATTTAGCTTATGAACAAGATAAAAGTCGTCAAGGTAAGTCACCTGACGCAAGTCAATATAGATGAAAACGTACACACAGATAAATAACCTGCTACAAACGATTGCAGATGACCATTTAATGATACAACACTACGCAAGTGGTGGTATGGACGAGGTAGATATAAACAAACTAGCACAAACGCAATACCCTTTTCTATACGCTGAATTGTTAGGTGCAGACATAGACAACGGCGTAATGAGTTACGATATTGAGTTGTTAGTAGCAGAACTAATTGAACCAGATTTAAGTGACAGAACACAAGTGTATTCAGATACGTTACAGATGCTACACGACGTTCTTAATCAGTTTATACAATCGTTAGCAAATACGAATACAACAGTAGATAACGACTACAAAGTAGAGCTTCCAATAAGCTGTACGCCATTCACAGTAAGGTTTGACAATCATTTGACAGGATTCAGCGCAACTATAACAGTTGAGGTTTCGAATAAAAATGACTTATGTATTAGTCCTTACTAATGGCAAAGAGGGTAACAATAAAAGTAGGTAACACAGACTACCCTGCACCGGCGACACAAAAGGCATTGTTGAAGCTCGGTAAGCAATGGCGCAAGAATGCTCGTATAAGTTTACGCAAACAAGGCAAAGTCAATACCGGAAAGCTATATAATAGTATGAAGCCAAAACTTGGACAGAATCAATATAGTATGTTTGTAACGCTTACGCCGAAAGTACCTTATTGGCGTTTTGTAGATTTAGGTGTAAGAGGTAATACGTCAGACAAGTTCGGCTCACAACAACGCAAGTCGCCATTTAGATTTGGTTCAGGCAAAGGAGCAAAAGGTGGTCTAACAAAAGCAATTAGAGCTTGGGTAGAGCGAAAGCGTTTTCAGTTTCAGAATGAAGCAGGTAGGTTTATGTCATACGAACAGACAGCGTTTGCCGTAACACGATCTATATGGAACAGAGGACTAAAGCCAACCTTGTTCATAACAAAGACAGGAGCAAACCTAGAAAAGAAAGCAACAAAAATACTAAAAGATTCTTACACAGAAGATTTAGCAGGAGCAATAGCACAATCACTAAAGGGTAACAACAGAAAAGTAATAGAGAAATGAGTATGTCAGTAGATCAGCGTCCGAATAACACAAACATACACGGCGCATTCGAACAGCTTATGTTTAGCATATCGTCAACAGAACAAGCTAGTACGTCACCACAATATTATCGTTTCAGGTATATATGCGACTTGTACGTTGGTGGTGCTTTGAAAGCTAGAGTTAAAGTATATCCGAATCAAAATGGGCAAGGCATATTCAGAGTTGATAAGCTAATACAAGACTTTATGAGTTGCACAAAGGCAGATCAGAACGTAACAGCTGACGACTTCTATACAAGAACGATACACAATTTAGGTGCAAATAATACGGGCAAGATATTTAGTAATAACAACGGTGAGAACTACAGAAAAGTAGAGTTCAAATTTGGGCAAGAGTATTCAAGTAGTCTAACAACAGATCCAACAATATACGCAGACCAAATAACAGGCGAGTACGTTAGTGTTATTATGAGCGCAGGGTGGAGCAGGACGCAATCAGCAACGCAAACGTGGGATACAGGTATTGCCTTTTGGAATTATAACGAAAGTTGGATTGACTCAAGATATGTTTTAGAAGATTACGGAGATGCATTTCTAACAGATCGTTTTACAGCTACGTCAGGCACTACGCAAACGCTAGGTACAGCAAAACGCGAAGTAATTAAAGTACAGAGTAATGGCTACTACACGTTAGGGTTTATAGCTGAGGGTGCTGCACCTGGTGGTTCTACTATACAAAGTATGTACGTATGCGCTTATAATTCGTCAAATTCTCTTTTAGCTTCACATCATTTTATTTTAGGGACTGACGGTGGTGAAGCTGTTGCAAGTGTTAATGAAGATAGAGAACGCCTACAATACTTCGGTTGTGGTCCTGCACAAATGAGTACACAGACTATTGACACAGGACTTAAAAACGCATTTTCAAATGACACAGTTGCGTACTACGAAGTTATGGCACTAAATGACACGTCATCTACGCCAACAGCTAGTTCAGACGCTTCTTTAGTTTCATTACTATACAGGTTTGAGATACAAGACTGCACAAGCATATACCAAGACGGCAATCAGCCTGTAACAGTAGCTTGGCAAAATTCACTTGGTTGTTGGGACTATCAAGATTTTATACTACGCAAAAATGACACTATGAGCGTACAACGTAAGACGTTTAGACAAGTACAAGGTAATTGGGACACAGCTAATGCAAATCAGTTTTGGAACTTTAGAGGTGACGAAGGAGGTGAGCGTGTTATTAAAACAGACGCTACAAAACAGATGACGCTAACGACAGATTTACTTAGTAATGAAATTGACGTTGATATGTTAGAGTCAATAATGCTGTCACCACAGGTATATCTGTTAGCATCAAGCAATGGAATAGGTGTAACGCCTATCGTTGTAACAGACACTAGCTTCATAAGAAAAAAGAATGTAAACGAGCGCAGTCCGTTCTTGTATCAATTAAAATTCAAGTACGCACACAACAGACCGGTAACAAAAGCCGGAACATACTCATACAGCTAATGATTGAACTTATTGCATACGGACAGACAGTTGCCATAAACGGCACTATTGGTAATCAGCACACACTTGATGTAAGCAATCCTGGTGCGCTTAGTTTGACATATCAAATAGGCAAGGTTGGTGAGGTATTAGGTAGGCATAGTCCGTTTTCTCAAACCTTTAGACTACCCTTTTCAAAGCGCAATAACAATTTCTTTTCGCACTATTACAACGTCAATGTAGAGATACCTACCTCAGCTACAACAACAAATCAATTTGACATACATTTCAAGTGTGACGCTGAGATAAGAGTTGATGGTGTGCCTGTTGTAACCGGATCTTTGCAGCTAAAACAAATACACTTAACAGCACAAGAATATGAAGTTGCAGTATTCGGTGAAGAAGCTAATCTGTTTCAGAAGATAAAAGACCTGAAACTGATTGACCTCTTTTTTAATGATGCAGGAGTGCAAGACGTATCGTATGACGTATTGTTTACAGATAGTAACATAATTAATTCATTCAACTTGTCGAATGACGTAACAGAGGGAGGTGTTGGCGCAGGAAAGATTGTCTTTCCTTTAATTGATTACGGACTTGTTGGTGGGACATTCAGTCAATTTACTTGGGAAAATATAGGACCAGAAAGTGGTATAGCTGCACCGTATTCTGAGAACAATCCTTCTGGTCTAAAACCACAGCACCTAAAACCGGCAATTCAAGTAAATGAGTTGTTGAGTAAGCTAGTGCAACAAGCAGGTTATGAATTAGCAAGTAACAGCTTTCTTACAAGTGACGCTTGGACAAAGCTGTATATGACGCTAGGTAGCGACAGAGAGAGCGCAGCGACAAGAGGCATATTAGGTTTAAAGGTAGGTTGTACGGCTGCAACACCAATATCAGTTGCAGCAGGTAGCACTCCATTCGGTATTAATTTTCAAACTGTGCCATTCAATGACGTTTCTAGTACAGGTTTTTACGATCCAGGACTACATTGGAATCCTTACTCACATTACTTCCTCGCACCTATTGACGGCGTATATTTTGGTCACTTTGTGGTAACGTTTGATACTACAACACTACAAAGTCAATACGGCTCTTATGCTATGCTACATATGGGAGGTGCAGCAGATGAATGGAGCGCATACACGACGTTAGCACCAGGTAACGGCACAACGTCTGTTTTGACAACAGTACAGATGGATTGGACGGCATACCTTGATGCCGGTGAAGAAATATATTTTGAAGTTGGTATATTCGACTCAGGTGGCTCAAGTGGCTCGACTAACGTAGTACAAGACGGGACATACGTACAAGTTATAGCAAGTGATTTAGTAAGTGGCTATGCTGACATTGCACACAATATGCCAGACATTGCACAGACAGCATTCTTACAGGATTTAGTAGAGCGTTTTAATCTTTGTATAGTAGCAGACCAAGAAGATCCGAAGAAGTTAAATATACAGCCATTTCAAAACTACATAGACGCAGGTGAACACAAAGATTGGACGCACAAATTAGACCTTAGCAAACCTATTAGTCTAACCACGACAGACAAAATACGAAAGAAAAAAATACACTTTACAGACGCAGAAGATTCTGCATTTGCGAATGCTATACACGTTGCTAATAACGGCTTTGTTAAAGGTGAATTTAAGCAAGACATACAAGGTGACTTCGTACAAGGTGAGCTAAAAAACAATTCGATATTTGCGCCATTTGAAGTTGATATTGTAGAAGTATCTCCAGGCTCAGGTTTACAAACAGCTGTGCCAGATTTATTAGTTCATAGAGGTTATGGTGAAGACATTAGTGGTCCTATATCAGACGCAAAACCAAAACTATTTTATCACAACGGAACACAAAGTGTAGGTGGCAACAATAGTATTTTTGTAGGACAAACAGAGTCTAGTGTATATCCTCTTTGCCTTCCTTACTTAGCAGGTGGTGGTGGCAGTACTGTTATGGGTGCTGCTACTCATTTACTACAATGGGAGTTCTCACCAATCAATGCGTTTGGTAGTAACATAGTAGGTAACGTGCCTAGTGCATATACTTTCTTTGCTCGTTATTGGCAAAAGTTCTTGCTTTCTATATACGACAAACAAGCACGACTATTAGAATGTAATATGCTGTTGAGTGCAGCTGATATGTTTAACTTTAAGTTTAGTGACGAGATACAAATAGAAGATACGCCGTACAGAGTATTAAAGATTAGCAACTATCAGCCTTTTGCTGACGTGCCTTGTAAGGTTCAACTGCTTAAAAAAATTGACAAACAAGAGTCAATAAAGCTACCACCAACAGACGATGATTGTGACTTGACAGTATTAGGGTGGGCGCAAAACGGCACAGTTATATTTCAGAATCCATTAAACGGCAGTACGTCAACAGGCACAGAAGAATGCTGTTACGAATACGATTTATTTTGGAATGGCACAGATTGTCTATGGAATCAAGGAACAGGAGGAACAGGAGGTGGTAAGAATCCAAATGGTGGCACAAATCCTAACACAACAGGTATGGACGGCAAAAGTCTGTTAACAGGCGTTGGTGGATTTAAGTCTGCAGGACTATCTTCAAGTAAGTTTAATATAAATCCAATTGTAGGTGAACATTCATTTGTTGCTAAGAATTTAATATCAAACACAAATTCAATACAAAAGAATTTCACGTTATTTGCGACAACTTACGGAAGCACACCTACACAAGCTACAAATACAGGATCGAAGTCTAACACTAATGCAGGTTCTTTCTTCTTACCTGTGGGCATTATTTGTAGAATGGTTATACGTGCTATGTCTATACAAACGGACTCAATTGGCTCAACAGGATCTTTAGGTAGTTGTTCTTTTAAAGTGTGGACTGGGTTTGCTAAAAACATAAATGGCACAATCTCAACAAGCATAACGGAACAAACAGACTTCGCTCAGAATGACGCTGACGCAGGTACTCGTACAATATCTTTAGGACAGACAAAAGGAAATCCTAGTGTTATACCTAATCTGACAACAGGTATTTCAATTAACTGCACAGGAACAGCAAATACCATTATGAGTTGGAATATAGACGTAGAAGCAACCTTTATGAATGCATCGAGTATGTTTACAACAACAGACGTTTTATTATTAGAAAGTCTTGGCTACATAGAAGCTGAGTCAGGAGTTTATTTAGAAGCAGAATGATAGATTACATTAACAAAGTTGGTAAGACAATACCACAAACGCTAAAACTAGCACAAGACCACGAAGTGATAGAAGATACATATACGCTTCAATTATATGGTTACTATGAAGAAGTAGGATTCAAACGCTTCTTTAAGAAAATAAGACAAGGCGTAAAAGTGTATCTAAAAGACAAAGTATAATGGCAGAAGAAATAGACGTAAACATAAACGTAAACACCAAAGAAGCCGGACAGGGTATTGGCGACATAGCTGACGGCGTAGATAATATAGGATCGTCAGCTGATATGGCAACAGGTGCGCTTGATAAAATGACAGGTGGCGCAGTTAGTGGCTTCAAGAGTTTCCTTGTAGGTGCTAGGTCTGCTATTGCTTCTATGTTTACGTTACAAGGTGCAATAACAGCAACCGGAGTAGGTGCGCTTGTTGTCTTAATTGGATCGTTAGTTGCATACTTTACGCAAACAATGCGAGGTGCTAAACAATTAGAAGTTGTTTTTGCTATGTTAGGTGCAGTAGTTAGTAAAATTACAGACACATTCTCTGCATTAGGTGGCTATATTATTGACGCTGTACTGAATCCGAAAAAAGCGTTAGACGACTTTATGAAGGGTGTAGAGTATATAAATCAACACATTAAGAACGTAGTCGATACTATACAGAAGGGATTTATTGTTGCGCTTAAACAACTTAAAAAATGGTTCTTGATAGCAGCACAAGGTGCAGCAGAGTTCTTCACGGTAGGACTTGCAGATACGTCTGCAATGCAGAAAGAGATTGATGCACTTAGTGGTGAAATACAAGATGCAGCTGACGACTTTGTAGAAGCAGGTTCAAAAATGATTCACCACGTTGTCGATCCATTAATTGATGGTGTTCAGGCATTTGAAGCATACAAAAGAGAACTTGCTAGGGTTGCGTTTGAACAAGCACGTATAACAACACAATCACAAATGTTGCGTGATGCACAGCGTGAATTGAGTGTAGAGTTTGCAGAAGGGAGAGCGCAGATAAAAGAGTACAATATGATTGCTGAGGATATGAGCAAACCTTTAGAGGAGCGTATTGATGCAGCAAAAAGAGCAATGGCGATTGAGCAAGGTCTTATGGCTGAACGTCAGCGACAAGCAGCACAGGAGCTAGAACTACAAAGACGTACTATGGCTCTAAGTGAAAATACAGAAGAAGACCTAGAGAAAGAAGCAGAGTTAGAAGTTGCGCTAATTAACATACGTACAGAGTCAGCTGAATTACAGACTACGCTTAACAACAAGCTGCAAACTATGAAAAGAGCAGCAGCAGAAGAAAACAAGCGTTTGCACGAAGAAGAAATGGCTAGGCAGCAAGAAATATCTGACGCAGCTTTTGAAACAGCAGACGTTCTAATGAGTGCAAATGAAAAAGAGTTAGACCTATTGCTACAACAACAAGCTGCAGCAGAAAATGCGCAAAGGGAACTAATAGCACTAATTAAAAAAAGAGGTGAAGATTTTCCAAAAGAGCTTGAAAAAGCAGAACAACGCCTAATAGACATACAAGACTTCTATGATCAAGCCGAAATAGAC